GCAGCCACTTGTTGAAGAGCATCTTCGCGCCCTTCGGGTCGTGGTCCTTCGCGTTCAGCGGATTGACGACGTCCGTCGCGTTCACGCCGGCCTTCTCGGCCTCGATCGCCAGCATGCGGTTGTGCGCGCTGATCTGGTCGTCGATCGCGTCGATCTCGGCGTACAGCGCGTCGACGCCTTCCTTCACCTTCGCGGTCCACTTCTCGCCGGTGTGGTCGTCCAGCAGCTTGCGAGCTTCTTGGGCCTTTGCTGCGCGGCGCTCGCGGAGATCTTGAATCGAGGTCATGGAACTCTCCTGTGAAATGAAGAGGGCCGCCCGGCGATCTGCCGCGGCGGCCCGTTATCGGCCTATCAGGCGGAGCGCCGCTAGGCAGCGATTCGGTTGAGGTGATCGAGCCGGCGCACGTAGTCGTCGCGGTCGTTCGCGGCCGGATCTGTCGGCTCGGTGGTCTTCTGGCGCGCGGACGGCGCCGGGCCGCGCAGGTACGCCGACAGATCCCACGCCGGAGCGCTCGCTTTCGGGTCTGGCTCTCCGGTCGTCGCGATCGAGTCCGCGAACCCGGCAGCGACCGCCTCCTCGGCGGTGAACCAGGTCTCGGCGGCCATCCAGTCGCACACGGTCTGCTTGTCCTGCTTCGTGCGCGCGCAGTAGGTCTCGACGAGCGTGCCGTCGACCTTCTCGAGCAGCGCCGCCATCTGCAGCATGTCCTCGGCGTTCCCGTAGGCGATGGACCACGCGTTGTGGATCATCACCATCGCGCCCGGTGCCATCACGACCTCGTCGGCCGCCAGCATCAGGAACGACGCCGCGCTCGCCGCGTAGCCGTCGATGTGCGCCACGACGTGCCCGTCGTGCTCTCGCAGCGCCTGCTCCATCGCGCGCGCGCCGAACACGCTGCCGCCAGGGCAGTTGAAACGCAGGTGGATCGTCTTGCCCTTGAGCGCGGCGATCTGGCGCACGAAGGCGCCAGGCGCGACGCCGCCCCACCACTCGGCTTCCGCTTCGCTGTCGACGATGACGTCGTAGACGTAGACCGTCGCGTCCGTCGAGTCGTCGGCCGCCGACACCTCGAACTTGCGATTGGCCGCGCCGCGGTTGCGCGCGTACAGGCGCATCAGATTCCCGTTCATTGCTGCGTCCCCTGCGGCGCCGCGGCCGCGTTCGTTGCGAGCTCGTCGCCGCCGTCGACCGGCGGCAGGTTCTCGCGCCGGCGGACCTCGTTGACCGTCATCCAGGCCGGCTCACCAGCGCGACCCAGCGCGATCCGATACGCCTCGTTTCGGGTCTTCGTGTCGCCTCGCTCCAGGCCGGCAGTCGCGAACTCGCAGAAGCGTCCCGCGTAGCGGAACACCTTGCGGTTGATCTCCTGCTCGAACTTCACCAGGTGGCGCTGCAGCGTGTACTTCACGAAGCCGATCGACATCTGCTCGACGCCCGAGCCCCAGCTCGTCGTCTTCTCGGTGTGGCCGATCATGAATGGCGGGACGCCGAAGATCCGCGCGATGTCCTCGACCTGGAATCGGCGCTGCTCGATCAGCTGCGAGTCGGCCGCGGTCATCGTGATCGGAGCGACCTTCAGCCCGCCCGACAGCACCATCGGCTTGAACGCCTTCGTCGCGCCACCGTGGCGGTCCGCGATCTGGTTGCGCAGGTTGTCGATCTGCCCGGCGTCGAGGTTCTTCTCGGTCTGCAGCGCGTAGTCGGGCCGCGAGCCGTTCTGGAAGAACGCGTTCGCGTAGTCGTCGGCCGACATTGCGATCATGCCCGGCGTCGAGAGCGCATAGCGGATCTGAGAGAGCCCGCGCAGGCCGTCGAACCCAGGCCCCGGGACGTGCAGCACGTCGTCCTGGTCGAGCACGACCGTCGGGCCGTTCGACTGCTGGCTCGGCTGCGCGGTCACGCGGTACGCGAGTCGGTCGCGCACGCGCAGCACCTCGACCGTGCGCGGGTGCAGCGGCTCGAATCCGACGATCTTCGGGGACCGATCGCTCGCGCGGTGGATGCGCCAGAACGCGTCCCCCTGGAGCAGCAGCGCCCACGCCGAGTATTCCCACGCCGGCGCCGCGGCCCAACACGGAAACGGCTGCTCGTTGAAGAGCCACCACTCGTCGGGCTTGAATTCCTCGCGCCCGCCGGCGGTCTCCCGGTAGAACTTCAGCGGGAGGCTCGCGAGCGCGCCGCCGATCAGCGACACGCACGCGTAGACCGACGACACGCACATCGCCGATCGCTCGTTGAGCGTCGAACGCGAGTCGAGCCCGGACACCCAGTCCGAGAACTCGGCCATCGACATCGAGCCGTCGACAGCCTGCGGCCCCTGAACGATGCCCGCGCGACGCGCGGCGTTCGCCTGGCGCAACGCGGGCAGCGCAGCGGCGAGGATGACGCTCCCCGGCTGGCTGACTCGCTCCACGTTGTACCAGTCGCCCATACGCTCCCTCAGAGGAAGGTGATTCCTGGCGTCGGTTCCGCGTCCGCCTTGGACGTCGCTCCAATCGCCATCGCCAGCGCGACCATGCCGTCGATACGGCCGGTCGACTTGTCCTTCGCGAGCTTCCTGTTCCCGGCCGGGTCGGCCTGGACCACGGCATTCGCCGCGCACATCGTCAGCACCGGATGCCCGCCATGCGCGATGCGCCGCGCGAGCAGCTCGCGCTCAAGCGCGTCCAGCGCCGGACCCATGCTCTGGAATCCCTGCCCGAACGCGGTCAGCAGCTCGAGGAACGAATCGCCGGCGCCAGCCACGGACAGCGCCTTCTTGAACGCGTCGATCCGCCAGCGGTCGAACGCGACCGCCGCGATGTTCCACTCGGACGCCAGGTCGAGCAGACGCGCAGCCACGAAGTCGTAGTCGACCGTGGCGCCCGGCGTCGTCAGCAGGTCGGCGCTCTTCGCCCATGCGTCGTACGGCGCCCGGTCGCGCTTGGCGCGGTCGTGGATTCCGACCTGTGGCGTCCAGAAGAACGGCCGCACCTGCCAAGTTCCGGCCGCCGTCTTCCACACCGCCACCAGTGCCGTGAGGTCGGACACCGCCGACAGGTCCAGGCCCAGCCAGACCGGCTCGCCGGCGTAGTCGACCAGCACTCCGCGGTTTTCCTCCCACACCGCCCGCGACACAAACGGGCTGCGCGCCTCGACGCGCTGGTTCAGAACCAGGTTGCGGTACGCCGCCTCGCGCGCCGGCATGCGCTTGGCCTCGGCCGCCTGCTGCCAGACCTCGTTCCGGTTCATGAACTCGTCGAACGCGGGATTCGCCGCGCGGATCGCCTCGTCCGAGAACGGATCGAACTCCATCGGCGCCGAGAACAGAAACAGCCGCGTGCGCGGATCAGCACCCGTCGCCGCGTCGTCGATCAGCATCGACAGCAGGTCGGCCGCATTCGGCGCCTGCGTGCTGATGATCACCGACAGCGGCTCTTCCTGCGCGCCGGCGGCGGTCTCCAGCGCCTCGTACAGCTCGCTGCGCGGCCCGCGCACCTGGCCGAGCTCGTCGTGCACCGTGAACGCCGGCGACAGACCGTACGCCGTGCTCGCCTCGGCCGACAGCGCCCGGTACAGCGTCCCGAGCTCCTGGCAGGCGAGCTGCTTGGCCGTGTCCCGGATCAGCACGTACTGGCTCAGGCTCGGCGACAGACGCACCGTCTTGGCTGCCAGCGCGAACAGGATTGCCGCCTGCTCGCGCGACTGCGCCGCCGAGTACAGCTGCGAATTCGGCCGCGCCTCCGGGCCGCACAGGTGCAGCAGCAGCAGGAAGGCGCTCAGCGCCGTCTTCGCGTTCTTCCGGCCGAACGACACGATCGCGCGCCGCGTGCCGGACGGGTTGTCGTAGATCCCCAGGATCACCTGGCGCTGGAATGCGCGCAGCTTCACCGGCTGGCCGACCAGCCGCCCTTCGGGAACCCTGCAGTGCTCCTCGATCCACGCGCAGTTGCGTTCCCCGCGCGTCGGCTGCGCGGCTACCGGCTTGCGGCGGGCTCTGGGACTTCCCACGGCTTGTGCGATCGCACGACGGATGCCTGCGCCCGGCCGGCAACATCCTTGTGCACCTGCGAGTGCCGCGTGATCCGCAGTCGCGTCGCCAGCGACGACGCAGCGCGCGCCTCGCGATCGGCCATCGTCAGGAGCTTCTCGTAGCGGCGCAGCCCGTCGTCATCGCGGATCCATTCCGCGTCGAAGGCGTCGATCTCGGCGGCGATCACGCGCCCGCGCACGACGTGCCGGCAGTACGCCTCGAGCAGCGGGACGTGCGTCGGCGTGAACGCTTCCGCCGGCTGGTCATTCACGAGCTGGAGCCACACGGAGATCTCGGCATCGCTCAGGTGAACGGGCGCCGGAAGGCGCTCTTTCAGCCCAGTGGGTGCCGAGATCGCCAGCGCCGCGGCCGACTTCTTTCCGCGTTGCTTCATGGTCTAGCCTTTTCGGGCGAGTTTGTGGGAAAAGTGGCACCGGTCGGTTTACGTCCAAGGGCCACAGAGTTTTCATATGCCGGTGTCATGTATCGGCAGCGAGAGTTGCCCGAATGCTCGTGCGCCTTTGGAAAGGTTGCACTTCCTACATAGACACTGCGTGTTGCCGATTGAGTGTTCGCCCCCGCGAGAGACAGGAACAATGTGATCTAGTTCCGGAGCATTTAGCCTGCTAGATCCGCGAAGCTTCTTCGGTGTCTTAACACCACATATCTGACAGCGCCAATTGTCCCTGGCGAGCACTTGTTCGGGGTCGAACGATGGTCCTGTTCTCGCTCCTCTTATCCGCGCTTTCCTGAGACTTTTTCCAGCTCTTCTGTTCTTCGACTTCTTCTTACTTGCGCATTCCTGACTGCAATCCCGAGCCCATGTTCCTGGAATTCTGCAAAACTCCACACCGCATATCGCGCACCTGACTGGCTTATCGCATCCACTCGCAACGATAAGATTCATACGGAGCGAGCACTTTTTGGAACAGAACCTCCGGTGCTTTCCACCGTTTATAGAAGTACCGCAAATTGCACAGGTCACACCGTGGTCGGCGCCTGCCCCGGAATAGAAATCTTCCCAGCGGTGCCGATCTGGTTTTGCAGGGTGACCGTTCAGCGCAAAATCAAGGAACGCGCATCCCCTAGAACAAAAGGTCGCGCGATCGGACTTCTTTTGAACGTACAGATTCAAGCAAGACAGGCAGCGTGTTTCGGTCGGGGTGTTACGCGTACGTCCGTAACAACCCTTGCACCTCGTCGACCCCGGCCAGACAAGCGCTCCGCAGTCCACGCATGAATGCCGGGGGGCATTCGATCCGGAAAGCGAAAACCCGCCGCCCTGCGTAAGATACGCATCAGCCATTTCGAACCTCGTCCGTTCGGTGTGGTCAGACGCCGGGAGGGGCTGCCACCCCTTTCGGCGTCGTCTTCAGTTCACTTTGTCCAGTGATGCCAGCCGTCGATCGGCACGCCGTCGACCCCGACCTGCGTGCGTCGCTGCTGCCCGAGGTCCGCGCGAGTCTTCTCGGAGTGGCACTCGGCGCACAGCCCTTGCAGGTTCGCGTCGTCGTCCGTGCCACCCTTGAAGAGCGGCACGATGTGATCTAGGTCGGTTGCCGGACGGACACGCCCGGCGGCCCTACACGCGGCGCACAACGGATCAGCACGCAGAATCCGCTCTCGCAGCCTCTGCAACGTGCGTCCGCGTGTGCGTTTCATGGCCTTGAAATGCAAACGGCCAGCGCATTGGCTGGCCGCAGAGGCAATCCGAGCAATCTACCCGAATACGTGCGATTCTGGTCCGATACTTGCACGCCGTCAATCCCTGCCCTGCGCCAGCCTGGACAGCGTGGCGGAAATGGATGGGTGAGATGCGGCGATCGTCTCGGTCACGAGTCGTCTGCTGCATCCGAGCTTGTCCGCTGCGACGTTGCGGCTCGCGCCGAGCTTGTAGTACGTGACGACGACCAGGCGCGGCTGCGGCAGGAGCTCGTCGACGGCCACGCAGCAGTCCCGAATGTCGGCGCTCGTCACCTCGCTCGGGAGCTTCGACTCGAACACGCCAGACGAGTGTGACAGGCGCGCCCAGGGGACCTCGCGGGGGTATCCAATGCCACGATCGTCGACGGCCACCGCCCAGCGTCCCCACGCGACCATCAGGTCGTGGACCCACTGGATCCATCCGTCCGGATGGGGTGGGAGGCGATTCGCGCGCGCGGGGCGACTGGCGGATGTGGTGGGGGGGGTCATTGACGGGAACGCGTCAGGCCGGCCTCACGCGCACCATGAGCGCGCCGTCAGCGACGGTGGATCCGACGCGCGCCTGCAGCTCGACGACCTGGCGGTCGTCGGTGAAGAGCACGCCCTGCATGGCGTCGAGCGCGATCTTCAGGCAGTTGTCGAGGTCCAGGCGCACGGCGGTGGGTGCGGGCGTGCAATCGAGCGGTCAGACCTGGAACCAGTCGCGCGGCGCGGTCGGGATCACCGGAGCGCCGATGGCGACGGTGCAGTACGTCGTCTCGCCCTTGCGGCTGCGCAGGGTCCCGTCGTCGCACGCGCCCTCGCATGCATCGCGCACCTGTTCGAGCGGCAGGCCGAGGAGGTTGGAGAGCACGCGCGCCGAGCGCGGATGGCCATCGGACAGGATCTCGCGGATGCGAGAGCGCAGCGACCCGGGCTCGAACGATCCTTTCGGGCGGCCCATGATCAGGCAAACGCCGACTCGAGCACCGGCCGGCGCGGCGCCAGCTCGAGCGCCTGCTGCTGGGCGAGTAGCGGCTCGACGAGCACCTCGACGCGCGGCTGCAGGCGATCGATCCCGTGGTACACGTGCTTCTCGCGCACCTGCCGGTCGTTGCGGTAGACGCCGGCCTGGATCAGCACGCGCGGCGTTTTGTCGTCGCCCGCCTTCCACCGATCCTGCAGCACGTCGAGCACGAGCGACTCGTCCAGGTCGGGACGCTCGCTGGCGTACCACATCCGCAGCGTCACCCGCACCGGACCCTCGATGCGCTGGCGGGCGGCGGGGGGCACCTGGCGCAGGGCGTCGCGTTCGAAGGCGAGCGCCTGCTTGGACTTGATGAAGATCCGCCGGAGGTTGTCGGCCGGACCGACGTCCGCGATCTTGCGGCTGTTCGCCTTGGACGCCGGCTGGCCATAGAGCGTGAAGCGCACGGGGTCAGGCATCGGGCGCTCCCGCCAGCTCGACGACCTGCACGCCGCCGTGCTCACGGAACATAGCGAGCATGCCGTCGACCGTCTTCATGATCGCGCGCTTGCCGTGCGCCCGCGTGGTGTACGCCTCGCCGGAATCAGCGACGGTGCGGCGGTTGGCCGCGCGCAGGCGCCAGCGCCAGCCATCGGCGGCGCGGTAGAGCTCGAACTTCATCGGGTGGTCTCCTTGGCGATGGGCTTCCATCCGCGGGCATCGGGCCCGCACTTCTCGTCCGGACGGCGGGCCAGGACGGTCGCGTAGATGCCGGCCTGGTTGCGCACCTTCGGGTGCGTGCAGCACTCCACGCCGTAGCGCGCGCCGTCTCGAGCGGGCTTCCCGGCGGGCAGCACGTGCCGGCAGGTGGCGCAGGTGCGCTCGCTCATTCGTCGTCGCTCCCAGGCTCGCGCTCGGCGACCGGCACCGCCGCGGCCTTGGCCATGGCGAGCACGGCCGGCGAGACGCTGTCGCCGCTCGCGACCCGGCTCAGGATGCGCTGCGCCCATTCGCGGCCGGCGGCCGGCCTGCTCACCGCCGCGACCTTGTCCGCGATCAGCCGGATCTGCGCAGCAGCCGCACCGCGATCGGGAGCCGGACCGGCGAGCAGCGGTGCGGACGTCGAGCGGCCGAGCGCCGACTGGCGGCATTGCTCGACGAACTCGGGCAGGGTCGGCGGCCATTCCCGGCCGCTGTCGATTTCGGCCTGCAACGCTGCGCGGATTGATTCGGGTTGAAACCGACCGAGCTGCTCGGCCCACAGCGCGCGCACCGCCTCGTGCGACTCGACCGGGAACATCACGCCGGTCTTCTGGAAGCCCCACGCCGCGGAGAACCGCGCGAACAGTCGGTCAACCCACGAGGCGGGCAACGGCTGGTGTTGCGACGACATCGATCGTCTCCGGTTGCGTAGTGCGCGATAGGCCCGACAGGGCGATCCCGGCCTCGACTGCAGCGGAGCGGCGCGGTGATGCACGCGCGGGCGGCGCCGTTCCCGCGCTGCCCTTGACGCCCGCGGCCTGCTTCTCCCACCGGGTGACGATCGCCGCAACTAGGCCGATTCCGATGCGCTCGCCCGGCTTCGATCGCTTCGCCTCGTCGCAGGCCGCGCCGAGGGTCTCGGGCGTCACCCCGGCGACGGCGAGCGCGATGACTCGCGGGTCTGCCGACTGGCACTGCACCCCGTGCCGCCGGGCTTCGATCGCCAGCGATGCGGCCGGAGTCGAGCCCGCACCCGGCCCGGTACTCGGGGTTGGGGGGTGGGGGAATCCGGATGGGGGAATCCGGGAAGGGGAATCCGGAAGGGGGTTGCTCCCGGCCGGACCTGTGCTTTCATCGTGCTGGCCCGGTGCTGGCCCGGTGCTAGCACCAGTCTCGCCCGGTGCCGGTATCGTGCTCGCCGGTTCTCGTTGGTGCGGGTTCTGGTGCTTGCAGAAGTTCAGCACCTGGATGTACGCGGACCCGTCGACCGTGTATCGCAGGATGAATCCGTGCTTCTGGAGGTCGGCAAGCAGACGCTCGATGTTCGCGTTGTCGTACGGCAGCGCCTCGGCCTTGATCTTCTTCGGCCTGTCCTCCAGTCGACCTTCTCGGTCGGCCATCGTCCACAGCGCGATGAAGAGGAGCCGGCCGAGCGGGTTGATCTCGGCGAGCGTGTCGTTCGTGAAGAATCCAGGCTTGATGTTGCGAGCGCGGGCCACCGCACCCTCCCTAGTTGTTGCGGCGTCAGACGTGCGGCCGGTACGGAACGGGCTGCCCACCCATCAGCGACGGAAAGCACCGCCAGATAGGTGGCCGCCACGCCCTACTCCGCGATCACGCCAGCCTGGCGCGCCAGCCGCACGAGCTCCATGCTGGGCGCCAGCACGAAGCCGTCGTTCGCGGCGTTGCGCGAGACCTCGAACACGTTCTGGTCCGCGATCATCGCCAGCACGTGGGTAGCGAGCGCCGGCCCGGACGGGGAGTCGAGCACGTCGCGCAGCAGGCGCAGGGCTGGGCGGGGGTCGAAGTGGATGGTGTCGCTGGCCATGTCAGGCGGCACGCTCGGTGGCTGGCGCGGCGTGCCGCTCGAGAAGCCTGCGTCGGTTCACCTTGCCGCCGGCGAGTTCGACGATTCGATCCGCGTACTCGGTCTCCCCCGTCCACTCCGTGCGCGGAAGCCTCCCGGCAGCCTCCCACTTCCGGATCGCCTGATAGGTGACTCCGAGCCCGCGAGCCATCTCCTGCAGGCCGACCAGCTCGATTGCCTTCGATAGTTCGGGGTGTGCCATGGACGCGATTCTAGAACCGCTTGTTACCTTCGCGCAAGCACTGACTTGATTCTTGACAGACAGAACCGGAAGTTCTACGCTTCACCCCGTCGTGCAGTTCGCGGCACCTGCCGGCGGGTCACACCGGCGAGGACAGAGGGGGAAGCGATGGCGACGAAGAAAGAGCAGGCGCCCGCCGACGGGCTCGTCTGCATCAAGGGTTTCGACTCGAGCCTGAAGTGCCGCGGCATGCAGTACGCCGTCGGCGAGACGGTCGAGCACGACGGACCGGTCAAGATCTGCGAGAGCGGCCTGCACGCGGTCGAGTATCCGCTGGACGTCTTCAGCTACTACCCGCCGGCCGGCAGCCGCTTCGCCGTCGTGCGAGCGCACGGCGAGATCGACCGCAAGAGCGGCGGCGAGGACACGAAGATCGCGGCCGCGCGCTTGACGATCGAGGCCGAGATCGGCGTTCCCGAGCTGGTGTCGCGCGCGATCGAGTGGATCACGTCGCGCTGCAAGATCGAGGAAGGCGGACACGCCACGGGCTGCCAGGGCGCGGCGAGCGCCACGGGCATGCTGGGCGCGGCGAGCGCCACGGGCATGCTGGGCGCGGCGAGCGCCACGGGCGACCATGGCGCGGCGAGCGCCACGGGCATGCGGGGCGCGGCGAGCGCCACGGGCGACCAGGGCGCGGCGAGCGCCACGGGCTACCAGGGCGCGGCGAGCGCCACGGGCATGCTGGGCGCGGCGAGCGCCACGGGCGACCATGGCGCGGCGAGCGCCACGGGCTACCAGGGCGCGGCGAGCGCCACGGGCATGCTGGGCGCGGCGAGCGCCACGGGCGACCATGGCGCGGCGAGCGCCACGGGCATGCGGGGCGCGGCGAGCGCCACGGGCATGCTGGGCGCGGCGAGCGCCACGGGCGACCATGGCGCGGCGAGCGCCACGGGCATGCGGGGCGCGGCGAGCGCCACGGGCACGCGGGGCGCGGCGAGCGCCACGGGCTACCAGGGCGCGGCGAGCGCCACGGGCGACCATGGCGCGGCGAGCGCCACGGGCAAACACTCAGTCGCCGTCTCGGTCGGATTCGCAGGCCAGGCGAAGGCGCGCGAAGGCGCCGCGATCGTGCTGTGCCATCGTACCGACGACGGTTCGATCGTGCACATCCGTGCGGCGGTCGCTGGGCGCGACGGCGTCAAGGTCGACACTTGGTACACGCTGGGCGCCGACGGCGAGTTCGTGGAGGTGCAATCGTGAGCGCGCCCGACCGAATCAACAACTCCTTCGGCTCCGCCGTGATCGACATGCTCAAGGCGCTCGGCGTGCCGCACACGCAGATCACGCGCGTGGTGCTTGACATCAGCGCGCAGCAACTTCCGACCCTCACGATCACCCGGATCGTCGACTCCGACGACATGCAGGCGC